ATTTGCACCTGCACTAGCAGTTGGATATTCTTTAATTATTAATGTGCCTGTTGTCTTAGATTGTAATTGTGTGATTTTATCATTGAATAATTTTTTATTCAACATATGTAAATCTTCCATAGAAATGTTAAGTAAGTTTGCGTCTATTCTCTCAGCAATTCTTTCTTCTGCCATTTCCATGGTAATGTATAATACATTTTTGTTTTGTGCCAATGCACTTGCAGCTTGATGACACATAAACAAAGTTTTACCAACACCAGTACCTGCCAATGCAACATTGAGGGTTTTAGTGGGTAAACCACCTTTTGTGACTTTATTGAAATAGTCTAGATCAAAAGGTATTCTTGTTTCTTTTTTATGATAATAGTCAAATCTTTTTTCTATATCTAGTAAATAGTCATGACCAACAGCATTATCAAAACTAACAGATAAAGCGTCTCGTAATATCTCTGGTATAGCTTCTGGAGAGTGTTTTTTATCTTTTCCATCTATTATATGTATGCCTTCCATGACAGCATTATGAACGGCACGATCTTTACAAAACTTTTCTGTGGTGTTAACTAACCACTCTAAATCTACATCTTGTGGATCTAATGAAGAAATTAACTCAACGATTTTTTTATATTCGTCTTCGTTTAAATCTTTTCTTTTGTTTAGATCAATTTGTAAAGTTTCTTTTGTAGGTCGTCTATTATATTGAGATATGAACTTTTGTATTTCAGAAAATACTACACGCTCACTACGGTCTTGAAAATACTCTGATTTAAGAAAAGGTAAAACTTTTCTTGTATAATCTTCGTTATGTATTAGATTCCGTAGGGCTGTTCTTTCTATCTTCTCTGCTGTCTGCATTATTCTCCTTTTCTACTTCGATTGCTAATATATCACCTATGACATTTATAAAGTCACCAGAATCCGTATTACATCTGTTTGGATTCTCATGTACATTATATTCAAATTTAAGTCTTAGTTTTTCGCTTTCTTCAATAGGCGAAACTCTGCCATATGTATAGATAACATCTTTATACTTACCATCTTCTATTTTAAAACCTGTCAATTCATTTGAAGGGTTTTCTTGATAACTATATTTCGGTGTTGCCATAACTATATTCTTTCTTTGCAGCTTCGTCTATTTGTTTTAGTATATCGTCTGTAAAATATTTTTCAGGATCAGAATAGATAGATTTTGCATATTGTTTTGAACCATCTGGTAATTCTATTCTTGTTGATACTTGTTTAAAGATACCATACTTACATGCTAAGTCTAGTAATCCATAATATTTATCTAAACCAGTATCATAACGCAGTCTTACATCAACCATCATGTTTTCTTTTGATAGTCTGGATTTTTGTGTCTTACAATGTATTATATTACCAACAACCTCTGTGCCTTCTTTATCTTTTTTCTTTGATAAGTAAATGATTGTTGAGGCAGCATATTTTAAACCAGAGCCACCGCCCATTTCTTTTGTAGGCATGTATGCACCCACAACATCATAAGTATGATTTGTTATAATCATAGGCACTTTTGCTCGACCTAGTTTTAAAGTTAATACTCTAAATGCAGCTTTCAATACTTGTGCTCTAGTCATGTCTCTGGTTTCTTTACCATCTGCTGTATCTTCTACTTCTTTTGTAGTTGATAACATACCAAGACTATCTAATACAAGTAATAATGGTTTTCTGTCTGCTTCATTTTGTTCAATATATTTGTCTAATACTGTTAAGGATTGTGTTCTAAATTCTTGTACTGTGGTCACAGGCATGATAACCATTCTATCACTATCAATACCTCTGTCTTCAATTAATTGTTTTGTTAATGCACTTTCACTTTCAAAATAGATAACACCTGCGTCAGGATTATTATCTAAAAAAGATTTACACATACCTAATACAAAGAAAGTTTTACCTGTCGCACTTTCACCTGCCAATGCTGTAATTTTGTTTGAAGGTATGCCACCATGAATACTGCCAGATAATAACGCATTAAAAATATGAGAACCTGTGTCTATAAATGTATCTACATCACCTGCTTCAACACCTTCACTTACCAAACTGGCATATTCGTTTCCTGTTTCTTTAATTATCTGTTTTAGAAAGTCCGGCATTTTGATTCTCCTTATTATGTTTTCTCATTTGAAATTGTATTTTTTCGTATAGTTTTCCAACAGTAGAGGCTTCATTTGCTCTGATTACACCTCTCTGCAAAGCAGCCTCTATGACTTTAGACATTACGCCATAGTCTGCTACTGTTATGTTTTGTTCGTCTAATTTTTCCATAAGTTCTTTCATATTATATCAGGTCTCCTATAGTTTGTCAAGGACTTTCTCATATATAGAATCCGCTATTGCTTTCATCATTAACGGTGGTACCATTCTACCTATTCGTTCTGCCCTTTGATTCCATTTACCAGTTAACTTAAAATCATCTGGTAAAGACATTATTCTTTTCAATTCACCCAAAGTAAGTTTTCGTGGTTCGTTCCAATGAAACGCCCCAGCATTTGTTTGACCATTACCCATTGCTGTTAATGTAGGTGCTGGTGCAAATTGTGATACTCGTTTAAGATTGAAATGATGACCCTTTGGATGATAGTCACCACCAGTCAAAACTTTATCTGGATCTTTAGGCATTTTACTACCTGTATCTTTCCAGTATGCTGTGTTCACAAATTTTTCTGTAAGTTCTTTTACTTCTTCAGAATCATATTCTAATCCTTCTAATGCTTCTTTCAGAGGTATAATTTTATCATTTGGTTCAGGAAAAACATTTTGTATTGTCATAAAATTTAACCCAACCTTTTCTGTAATATCATTTCGTAGACCAATAAAAATAACTCTAGTTCTAGTTTGAGATACGCCATAATTTTTACTGTTCATTACTTGCGAACAGACATCATACCCTATCTTCTCAAACTCATTTAATATTTTGTTGTAATATTCTTTTGCCTCACCAATCGTTAAACCAGCAACATTTTCTGCAACAATAACTTTTGGTTTTATTTCATTTGCTACTCGTAGAAACTCAAAGAATAAATCTTCAATATTTTCTACCATCATGCCATCAGAATAATTTTTAGTTTGCCCCCAACCGTCTGAGTGTTTGCCACCAGATGAATGAGATAATTTACCTGCGACACTAAATGCACTACATGGTGGTGAACCATCTAATATATCTATATCAGTTGTGCCAGCAATATCTGTAAAATCTTTACCAGATAATTTTTTTATATCACCTGGTAGTATTGGTGTGTCTGGATAATTTTCTTTATATGTATTTTGTGCTTCTTCAACAAACTCATTAACACAAAGTATCTTACCACCAGCAAGTCTATAACCAGTAGAAGAACCACCGCCACCAGCAAATGTAGAGATAACATTAAATCTTTCTCTTTTGCTAGATTCTACAACATCTTTTAAATTATATATCATGCAAAAAAGTCCTCTATTGTATTACTATCAGAAGCGTCTATCTTCCAATTGATAGCGTCAAGTATAAATCGTAATGGTTCCATAAATGATTTTGTAAACTGTTGTTCGTAATCTATGAGACCATGCATTTCAAATTCTTTAGGTAGTTTTGCCATAAAAGTAATTACATTAGCATTCCATACATTCTTTCGTAAATGAACAAACTTGCCTTTGTCACCTTCATAAAATTGTTGAAACTTATGTGATATCTTTTTTATTTTTAATAAATGATTATATAATAATGCACCTTTTACATGCATTGGTGTGCCTTTCTTGTAGATAGATGTACTGTCACCATACTTTCTTACACCATTAACACTACGAGGAAAAGCAATATCTTCTGGTGGTAATAATTCAAACTCTCTACGAAAGTTTACGATAAACTCTTTCATTTCTTTTTGATCACCACCCATGATAACTTTAAAACTTTCTTTTAGTTTATCTCTACATGGTAAAGGTGTTGATGTCTTTACTGCCTCGATACCCATAATCTTTAGTTTAGGTTCTGGATATTGTACACCTTCTGAATTATGAACATTTAGAATATATCTTTTCTTTGCTGTCCAAATACCTTTGTCAGCGATTGCCTCTCGTTTCATAACCATTTTATTTTCATAGACATTCATATAATTACCTAATTCGTCATAACACTTTGTAATAAATGGTTCTAGTTTTTTTGAACAGAATTGATCTAATGCTTTTACAATTTTAGTTTTATCAGTCGCACCAGATAATTTTACAAGTGGTGCCATGTTAATATAAACTGAATCTGTATCTGAAGCAATGATATAATCTTCGTTATCTGTTTTATATAATTTGTTAAAGTATTCATTTAGTTTTTGATCTATCCAACGAATATTAAGTTGACCAGATGTAGTTATGGCTTCTGCCATTCTGTGATCATAGTATCTAAAGTATTTGTTACCAATAGCACCATATGCACTATTTAGCGAAATCTTTTTAGAATGCTGAACCAAATAATATCTTCTTGCAAGTTTTTCATACTTAGGATCTTTAGTGTTAGCATATTGTTGTTCTGCCTCAAGCATTTTCTTTTTATAGATTGTTCTATCATTGTATTCTTTTTGTATGATACGAGGCAAGAAACCTTGTTTACCAGTTCGATACATTGTGCCATTTGCAGCCATACAGTTGCCATCAGACATATCTACTTTTTTATCTAATAGATCCGTTATATCTACATTCTTTTTATCTGGTAAAATTGTTTCAGGTGAAATATTATATTGCATGATAAGATGAGGATATAGTGAATTTAAATCGAAAGATACAACCCAATCATGGAAACCTACCTTAGGATCTTTTACATACGCACCTACAAGTTCTGGTGATGTAGGATTCATATCACGCATTGGTACAATAATATTATCTTTTAATAATTCATTAAAAATAATTGTATCCCACATTCTAACTTGTGAGAATACATCTTCATAATTTGCTTTGGCATTATATGCCATAGTTAGTGCTAGTTCAATAAGTTGTAGTCTGTCTTCTAGTTTGTCAACCAGTTCAACGTCTTGTATATTATAATCAATAAACGATTGTATATCTTGTTGGTACCACTCTTTAAAAGTATCATAAGGGTTATCGTCTTTTTGTTCACCAAGTTCTACTTTACCAATATGATCTAGTCTATAACTTTCTTGATTCTTGATTGTAAATTTTCTATAAAGTTGTAAATAGTCAAGTTGAGCAATACCTAATAATCTAAAATAAGTTTGTGTTTTACCTTGTTCATAAGTTTCGTCCTCTTGTATTATATTCCAAGGCGACATGCGTCTCATGGCACCCTCACCTAATATCTTACCAATTCGTTTTACCAAATAAGGTATATCAAAATATTTACTATTCCAACCAGTAAGAACATCTGGTGTATATGATTGCCAAAATTTAAGAAATTGTTTAAGTAATTCTTTTTCGTTTTCACATTTTACATAATGAACATTATCTTGTTTTACATGATAGTCTGCCATACCCCAAACTAATATTTGTTTTTTAACTTGATCTTTGACGG